GTCGAATCCGTCGCCAACGTGATCGTCGGCTACGGCGTCGCGGTCGTCACCCAGATCCTGATCTTCCCCATCTTCGGGCTGCATGCAACGCTGGCGCAGAACCTGAAGATGGGCGCCATTTTCACCGTCGTCTCGATCGCCCGTTCCTTCGCCTTGCGGCGGGTGTTCGACGCGATCCGGATGCGGAGCGCCAAATGATCGACCGCCGCCCCGTAGGGACGGCGGTCATCAGCTTGTCGGGGTCCGGCGCGTCAGGCGGCGGGGAGTTTGTACACGCGCCCCCGATCCTCGACCTTCTCCGAGGTCACCTCGAGCCCGAGCTTCTTCTTCAGCGCCCCGGCCATCGCGCCGCGCACCGTGTGCGACTGCCAGCCCGTCGCGGCCATGATCTCCTCGATGGTCGCGCCGTCCGGTGCGCGCAGCATGGCGATCAGCGTGGCCTGCTTGGTGCCCTCGCGCGGTGTGCGCGTCTTGAGCGCGCACTCGGTCTCGGCGGGGGTGTCCGTCGCGGGCTCTTCGATCGGCGCCTCGTTGGCGCCCGCAGGCGCGGTGTCCGCGTCCTCGGGCTCGATGCCGATAGCGACGAGCCCCGCGTCGGTGGCGACCAGCGTGACGCCGTGGCCGTCGCCGGTCTCGCGCCAGACGGGTTCGCCCTTGCGTATGTCCGCGTCGACCTCCTGCAGGAACCCCTTCGCGAGCATCGCGCCGACCACCTTGGCGGCGGCGCCGCCCCGCAGGCTGTCGGGTAGCGGCAGGGTGATGCGGTTGTCGCGCTGTGCGGCGGAGCTGAGGATGATGGCTTGGGTGTCGGAAATCTTGGTCATCGTCGTCTCCCGTATCGGGGCGCGCGGAATGCGGGCCCTTCTACGAGGCCGAGCCCGCCAGTCGGCGGGCGGGACCGGGAGCGGGTCGTCTCACTCGGCGTGTTCGCCTTCGCTAAACGCCATGTCGGTGATCTCGCGCAGCTTGGCGCGGTAGTGGTTCAGGGTGCCGACATGGCCCCAATTGATCTCGTCGGGGTGGGTCTCGAAATGGTCCGCGCTCAGGGTGGCGAGCCGCTCCATCATCGCGTCGATCTCGAACTTGGCGGCGATGAAGGCGTCGAGGGCTTTCGTGTTGTCGGTCGCGCGGCGGGTCATCGGGGTGGCTCCTTGGGTCGAGTTGCATCGCTTCGTTGGAGTGACGTTCGCTCTCTCCGGCGCGCTTATCAACTCGATAAGCACATGATTCAGAATGATAATCGGAGCCGTCGATGCAGGGCAAGAGCGAGCGCCAGTACGCCGCCCATGTCGGGCTGTCGCGCGGCGCAATCCAGAAGGCAAAGACGACCGAGCGGCTGGTCCTCTATGCCGACGGCAGCATCAACGCGGCCGCCAGCGATGCGCGGCGTGCCGAGACGACGGACCCGTCGAAGACCCGCAAGCCGCCAGCGCCGAAGCTGAAGCCTGTCCCCGAGGCGGCGGTGGCCGCCGTCGGCGACACGCTGCGCGAGCAGGGGCTGGCTGTCCCGCCCGTTGGCGGCGGCACGACGTTCCTGCAGGCGAAGACGGCGAACGAGGTGCTGAAGGCGCAGGAGCGGCGCATCCGGCTCCAGAAGCTGAAGGGGGAGTTGATCGAGCGGGCCCGCGCGCTGGCGCTGGTGTTCCGGCTGGCGCGGGAGGAACGGGATGCGTGGGTGAACTGGCCCGCGCGCGCGGCGGCGCTGATGGCGGCCGAACTCTCGGCCTCGTGCAGCGACGCGACGGGCCAGCAGATCACCGTGGAGCCAGCCGCGATGCAGAAGGTGCTTTCGAGTCATGTACGCGCCCACCTCATTGAGCTCGCCGAGGTCCGGCCCGACTTCCGGTGACGATGACGCGCTGACGGACTTTGACGGCGCGGCGGAGATTCTGCGCACTTGGGGCAACGGGCTCCGGCCCGACCCGGACCTGACCGTCTCGGATTGGGCGGACCGGCATCGCATGCTCTCGGGTCGCGCCTCGGCCGAACCCGGGCGGTATCGCACGGTGCGCACGCCCTACATGCGCGAGATCATGGACCGGCTGAGCCCCGGCGATCCGACCCAGCGGATCGTGTTCATGAAGGCCGCGCAGGTCGGGGCGACCGAGGCAGGCAACAACTGGATCGGGTTTGCCATCCACCAGGCACCGGGGCCGATGCTGGCGGTCCAGCCCACCGTGGAATTGGCGAAACGCAACTCGCGCCAGCGGATCGACCCGCTGATCGACGAGAGCCCCGAGCTGCGGGAGCGGGTGAAGCCCGCGCGATCGCGGGACGCGGGCAACACGATGCTGTCGAAGGAGTTCGCGGGCGGCATTCTGATCATGACGGGCGCGAACTCGGCGGTCGGGCTGCGATCCACACCGGCGCGGTACATCTTCCTCGACGAGGTCGACGCCTATCCGGCCTCGGCTGACGAGGAAGGCGACCCGGTCACGCTGGCGGAAGCGCGGTCGCTGACCTTCGCCCACCGGCGCAAGGTGTTCCTCGTCTCGACGCCGACGATCCGGGGGCTGAGCCGGATCGAGCGCGAGTTCGATGCGAGCGACCAGCGCCGGTACTTCGTGCCGTGCCCGCATTGCAGGGCAATGCAATGGCTGAAGTTCGACCGGCTGCGCTGGCAAAAGGGGCGGCCGGAAACGGCGGAATATCATTGCGAGGGCTGCGAGACGCCCATCGCGGAACACCACAAGACGGCAATTCTGGATCGAGGTGCGCTTTGCCGACAGCACGCTGGTCAGCCAGGCGATCAACGGCGATCCCGCCGAGATCAGTTTCGCCTATGTCCTGCCCTCCGGCGAGGCCTTCACCTTCACCGTCCATGCCGTCTATCTGCCGCGCCCCCGCATCGAGATTTCCGGGCCTCAGGGCGTGCAGGCGACCTTCGACTGGCAGGCCGCGCGCGACAACGTGGTGGGCCGAATGTGCACCGCAACCCTGATCAATGATGTGGAGACCTATTGATGATCTGCCTGAACCTGACCGCCGCGCCCGAATGGCTGGAGCTCGCCCCTGGCCTGCGATTGCTGGTCGCCCCCCTGACCACCGCGCTGATGGTGTCGGCCCGCGCCGATCTGGTTGTGGAAACACTCCCTGAGGGCGCGACCCAAGAGGAAATGGCGCTGGCCATGGCCAAGGCCGTCGCCCGCCGCGCCGTGCTGGATTGGGAAGGTGTCGGTGATGATGCAGGCAACATCCTGCCCGTTTCGCCCGAGGGCATCGACGCCCTGCTGGAAATCTGGCCGGTCTTTGAAGCCTTCCAGACCCGATACGTCGCGCGCGGCCTGTTGCTGGACGCGGAAAAAAACGTCTCCGCGCCCTTGCTGAATGGCACTTTAGCGGGGGCGACCGGTACTGCGAAGCGTGCCAGGTCTCGTGCCAGGACTGCCCCGCAAGACTGAACCGACCCCACAGCTTCGAGGGCTGGCAGGTCTGGGATCTGGTTGGCCGACTCGTCGGGCAGCTGCGCGTGATCCCCGGCGTGGTGCTCGGCTGGGACATGGGCGCAGCTTTGGCGCTGGCGCAGGCGTTGGGCATCGCCCCCCTGATCGCCGCCGAACTGCTGCCAGAGATCGAGGCGGTGATGGTGCGTAAACTGAACGAGCAGATGGAAGGAATTCGCGATGGCTGAGAAACGCGTGTCCGTCCGCCTCGCCGCAGTTGGCGGCCGCCAGGTGCGCGCCGAGCTGGAGGGCGTGGGTGCGGCTGGTGCGCGGGGATTTGGCCGCCTGTCGAGCGAGATGGACATGGCCAATGCCCGCGTCGCCGCATTCGCCCGTCGCGCCACGCTTGCCGCCGCTGCCGCAACTGCTGCGCTGGCCGCTGCCGGGGGCGCGATGATCCGCCCGGGCCTGCAGACCGTCGATGCACAGGCGAAACTCGCGGCCTCGCTCGGCACCACCGTGGCCAGCATTCAGGTGCTGGAGCGCGCGGGCGATCTGGCGGGCGTGTCGATGGGTCAAATCGAACAAGCCACCGTGCAGCTGACGCGGCGGCTGGGCGCGCGGCCCCTGGCGCGTGTGGTCTACGAGCCGACCGGGCCGTATCATCGCCTTTTCGAGGAGACCCTCGCGGGCAAGCTGCCGCTTGTGAAGGTGAACCCGTTGCAGGCGCGACGGTTTGCCGAAGCCTGCGGAACCCGCGCGAAGACCGATGCTCTGGATGCCTGCGGCCTGGCCCGCATGGGGGCGGCGTTGACGCTGGAACCGGATATGCCTATCTCCAGGAATACACGTATTCTCAGGGACTTGCAGGTTGCCAGGACAGCCCTGATCAAGGAGCGCACCCGGCTGCGCAATCGCGGCCATGTCCAGACGAACACCGTGCTCAAGCGCCAGACCAAGACCCGCCTCACCCTGGTCGAAAAACAGATCGCTGAACTGGACACGGAGATCGCGAAACGCATTGACACCGATGAACGATCGGCACGTCAGCGCGACATCCTGCGCTCCATTCCCGGGCTCGGCCAGGTCGCTACGGCTGCAATCCTGACCTTCCTGCCCGAGATCGGCACGCTGGACCGCAGACAGGTCGGCAGCCTTGTCGGCCTCGTTCCGCACACCCGCGAATCCGGCCAGTGGAAAGGCAGATCGTTCATCAGTGGTGGCCGCAAACCCCTGCGGGACGCCCTCTACATGCCAGCCCTCGTCGCCATACGGCATAACCCCGATCTCAAGGCCAAATACGAAGACCTGCATGCCGCCGGAAAGCCCGCCAAGGTCGCTATCGTTGCATTCGTCGGGAAAACAGCGCCCCACGCTGTTTTCTAACCCTCCTCATTGCGCAAGCTCATCGAAATGGCAAACGCGCTGATCAAAGCGGACCGGATCTGGGTTGAAAAAACCGCTTGATCAAGACGGATACTGCAGACTATCCAGCGGCGCAACTTCTACCAGCTCGCCGCCGAGGTCAGCCACCGCAGCCGTTATTACCACCAATACACCATGTCGGTGGATGTCACCGGTGACAGTTCGACCTGGCATCAGCCCACCGAGGACGCCGAGGAGATCGTAACCGAGGCGCTGCGTGATCTGGCCCGCTGGCTCTACCGCCAGCTTCAGAGCGAATACGACCACCTAACCTCGGATGAGGCCATCGAGGAGGGGATCGTCGTCAACGAGTACACGTTCACCGTAGGAGAGAGGCGGTTTGGGTGATGCGCGAGTTTCGAAGAACTTTCCTGACCGAATGCTTGAAGTGTACGTCAAGGTGGCGTACATTATGGATAGCACAACAGGAGGCGACCATGCTTGGTTTCCATGACACCACGCGCGCGATCGATGAGCGTAACGAGGCCCGGATGAATTTCCGGACCAAGCCGCGCATCAAGACTGCGATCCAGCAGGCGGCGGCGCTTTCTGGCGTGGACGATTCCGTCTTCACGATGAATGCCGCCTACCAGGCAGCGCTGGCAACGATCGCGGCGCATGAACGGACGGTGCTGCAGCCGGTCGATCATGACGCGTTTTTCGCGGCACTCGATGCCCCGGCGGTGCCGACTGACGCTCTGCGTACGGCCTTCCGTCGGTATGGCAAAACGGTTGTGTCGCAGTAAATGGCGGCATCACAAAAGGCCGCCTACACCATTGAGCCGTTCGATCCAGAGAGACATGATCGAGCGGCTTTTTCTTGCGACGTCGAACAGGTCGACAACTACTTCCAGAAGACCGCCAACAAGCTCGCCAAGGCGGATAATGTCCGTCTCTACGTGATGGTCGACCCTTCCGGCACAGTCATTGGGTTCTATGCCCTGAACGCGCATGCCGTTCACTTTACGGATCTGCCCGCAAAGTTCGCGCGGACCCGGCCCTCGCATGGGAACATCCCCGCCGCATACATCTCGATGATCGGGCGTGATCAGAAGTTCCGCGGTGGCGGATTTGGCGGCGATCTGCTTGTAGATGCCCTCCGCCGAATTGCAGTTGCAGCAGATGCCATCGGCGTTGCGGTGGTCATGCTTGACGTTCTCGATTGCGGTGAACCTGACCGCGTCGCTCGCCGCAAAGCACTTTATGAAAGCTACGGCTTCCAGTCGCTCGCATCGAACCCGCTGAGGATGTTCTTGCCAGTCAGCGTCGTTCGGAAGCTGATCGCCGAGGAAACCAAGGACAGCTGA